AACTGATGCGCCAAGCTGACGACATTTTGCAGAGAAGCGAATCTGGGCACCCGATCCAGTACGGAGAGCTTGCGCGGGCGCTTGATATGGCGAAGGCTGCGCTTGACCCATGCGCCTAACCTCCCCTGTTCACCTGGTCACGCAAGACGGTATAACAACGAGGCGTGATCTAGGTGGAACGGGATTGTTAGGCACATTCAAACTACGAAAGGAAGATGATGCTTGATTTACGAAATATGGACTGCATGGAGCTGATGCGTCAGTATCCTGATAAGCATTTTGATTTGGCTATTGTTGATCCTCCTTATGGGATTGGCCATTCTATGCTTTCTGGTGCTTCGCGTGGATCTCGCTTTGATCGTTATTCTGATTCTGTTTCTTGGGATAATGTGCCGGATCTTGATTATTTCCAAGAATTGGCGCGAGTCTCAAAAAATCAAATCATTTGGGGGGCCAATTATTTTGGATTTGGCCCTTCTAGGTGTGTTTTGATTTGGGATAAGGTTCAAATCTTTTCTGGATCTGATTTTGAGCTTGCTTGGACTTCTTTTGATTTTCCTGCAAAGGCTTTCCGTATGTCGCGAGTTGAGGCATATACAAACGGAAAGATTCATCCCTGCCAGAAGCCTACAGAGCTTTACCGTTGGCTTCTTTCCAACTATGCCAAAGTTGGTGACCTTATCCTAGACACTCACCTTGGATCTGGCAGTATTGCCATTGCTTGCCATGATCTAGGTTTTGATCTGGTGGGAAGCGAGCTTGACGCAGATTATTTTGCAGCAATGAACGAACGCATTTCGCGCCACACGGCGCAGGGTAATTTGTTCAAACCACAAATTGAGGCTGAAGACGATGTTAGGCAACATTCGCTGTTTCCCGCGCCGGAGGCGTCTGCCTAACGTCACTTGATGACCGCTCGCGCATCGCGATGCGGTCGATCAGTGGTGTTAGGGCTTGCGCTACAGCACGGCATGGTGTAGATTGAGCCAGAGCGGAATGGGACCCCGCGAACATCACTGGAGGCCCATCGCTACCTCTCCCGTCTGTCCAGTGCAGGCGGTCCCACATCGCAGGGAGGGGTAGCAGTGGGCCTTTGCTTTTTGGAGGACGTGGGATGGGCATCTTTGGACGTAAGCGGATCGCAGAGCTTGAAGCGCAGTTGTCGGAAGAAAAAGATGCGCGGAAAAATTCAGATGCAGCACACGCAAAGACAGAGTATCACCTCAGAAATGCGCTTGAAAGAATTGAGACGCTCGAGGCAAGCCAGCGTGATGCGCACAAGCTGGATTGCCTTGCGCGTGAATTTGTTGGGAATCCGATGAGTAGCGTCGATTTAGACGGAATCAAGAGCGCATTCTTGCGAGCTAAAGCGTGGATCGCGGCGCGCAATTAAGGACATGGCAAGGACACCGGAAGAAATCTTCCGCTCCGTATAAATATCCTTTGGATTCTTGTTGGTTTGTACATATATTTATATGTATAGGGAGGCAGGCAAGGCCACCCGGAGCCGCAAACCAACGAGGACAACATGAGCAACGAAATCAAGATCATCTCTTCCCAGCGATACCTCGATCAGGATATTGTTGATTCCAAGGTCATCACGGAAGACATCACGCTCCCTGCCTATCTGCTTGAGATCAATGGCGAGAAGTACGCAATCCTTGCAGACGGCCACCACCGCCGAGCCGCAGCAATCGCCGCAGGGTTCAATGTCTCATACGATGTCAAGAGTCACCCGGAAATGTTGACCGGCGAAGCGCTTATGGACGCCACATACAACGACAGCGATTTTTATTTCATTGAGACTGGTGTGTTGGTTTTCTGATGAGCGCCAACCGCAAAGCTGTCTCGACATTCTTGGACATCGAGACCGCCGCAAAGTTCGAAGCTCTCTGCGCAAGCATGGGGCTTTCCCGCTACAAGGCACTGGAGCATGCCGTAAAGGGATGGATGGAGAAACATGGAATCGCTTGACATCGACCTATATTTCAGCGCCGGAGACGTCGGATTCGATACCAGAAGCCGAAGGATGATTTGCCGTTCTGACCACTTTGAGGTGACCACTTGAAACAGGGCGAAAACAGGAACGAAAAAGGGCAGTTCCAACCGGGGCAAACCGGCAATCCGAACGGGCGCCCAAAGAAAGGCGCGTCCATTCGTGGGTGCCTTCGCGAGTCAATGGCTGACGAAATCACGATTCCAGGCAAGAACGGCGAGCCTGATAGGATTGTGACGAAAGGCGAGTTCCTTTCGATGAAGCTCTTTCAGATCGCTAGTTCCGGAGACCTCGCGGCAATCAAGATGTGTCTCGACAACATCGACGGACCACCCGTCCAAAAGGTTGAGACGACCACGCGAGAGCGCCGCCCGCCACTGTCCGCAGAAGACGCGCTAAGAGCTGCCCGCGAAGCCGATGAGTGCGGCGAGGTGTGACTCCAGAAGTTGAGGACGCATGGAGAGATAAGGCAAGGGCTGACCTCTTGTCCTTTTTGCGTTGGATGTTCCGCGCTCGCAAGGGCGCAAAATGGGAGCTTGGCGCTCACCACCACAAGCTCAATGCAGCACTCATGCGGGTCTATGCCGGGCAGTGCAAACGTCTGATTATCAACATCCCGCCCCGGTACAGCAAGACAGAGTTCGCCATTGGGTTTATGGCGTGGACGCTTGGGCATTACCCAGATGCCGAGTTCATCTACTCAAGCTATTCCGGGCGCCTGGCTGCAAAGTCCTCGTGGGAATGCAGATCCATCGTCCAGCATCCCGAGTACCAGCAGCTTTTCCCCGACACAATCCTGCGTGACGACTCAAGCGCAAAGGATGAGTGGAGGACCACAGACGGCGGGATGGTCTATGCGGTCGGTGCAGGCGGCACCATCACCGGCTATGGCGCCGGCAAGATGCGGCCTGGGTTTGGGGGTTGCATCATCGTGGACGACGCGCACAAGGCAGATGAGGCGTCCAGCGAGATCATGCGTGCGAACGTGTGGGACTGGTTCCAGGGGACGCTCGAAAGCCGCACGAACAGCCCGGAAACTCCAATCATCGTCATCATGCAGCGCCTGCACGAGGATGACCTAGCCGGCCACCTCATCGCCGGCCACAACGGCGAGGAGTGGGAAGTCCTGAAGCTCCCAGCAATCCGCGAAGATGGCTCTGCCTTGTGGCCGTTCAAGCATTCAATCGAGCGGCTCGAGCAGATGCGCGAGGCGGCGCCATACGTCTTCTCAGGCCAGTACATGCAGGAACCTGCCCCGCGATCCGGTGGCATCTTCAAGCCCGACAAGATCGAGGTGGTTGATGTTGCCCCGGCGTGCGTTCGCGTCTGTCGAGGATGGGACCAGGCGGCAAGCAGCGGGAAGGGGGACTACACGGCAGGCGTCCTCCTGGGCATCACGCAGGCGACCGCGACCCGCGCAGGTGAGTTTGTGATCTTGGATTCATCCAGAAAGCAAACAGACGAACCTCGCGCCTTCCTTCGGCTCATTGCCGGTATGGATAATCCTGAGACGATCCAGTCATGGCCGCAAGACCCTGGAGCTGCCGGAAAGGACCAGGCCCGCAGCATCGTGGCAGACATGGCAGGATTCATCATCAAGACCAGCCCGGAGACTGGCGCCAAGGAAACGCGATGGGAGCCTGTCGCCGCGCAGATCAACGGCGGAAACGTCAAGATGGTCAGGGCGCCGTGGAACAAGGCGCTGATCGACGAAATGAGCATGGCCCCAAATGGGCGGAACGACGACCAGCTCGACGCCCTGGCACGGGCCTTCGCGGAAATCGGGATTTCCCCCGCGCCTCAATTCGATTTCCTATAATTTCAGTGAACACCCTGGGGGACTACATGGCAAAGGACAAGACGACCGAAACCACACTCAGCCCCGAGGCCGTCGCCGCCGTTGAGCGCGTGCAAGCCCTGGCTGCCGGGAATGGCCGCGAACTGACCTTCTCCGAAGCCGTGGAAGCGTCCTGCAATGCGACCGTGCAGTCTGCACTCGTGGCGATCCACGGCGGGCGCCAGGCGTGAGCAAGCGCCGCCAGAAGGGTCTCGACAAGCTGACCACCAAGGCGGCAGGAGCTACCGGTCTCGATCCGCTCTTTGTCGCTGCCCCGCGCCTGTGGGGTGCTGAACCGACGCTCTACGGTGAGTCGGTGCTGATCTACGCCGCAACCAGGGCTATCACGTCCCGCATGAGCGCGGCTGATGTCCAGTACATCACGCCGGGAAGCAAGGACCCCATCGTCCCGGACGCAGAGGTTGCTGCCGTCTTTGATGGGCCAAACCTGATCCAGGATGGGTCGACCTTCTGGGCAGCGGTCGAGGCGTACAGGCTTCACCATGGCGGGTACATCGCCGTCCTGATGCGTTCCGGCCAGCTCATCCAGCCGGGGCAGATCCCCGACACCATCCTTCCGTTCCCGCTGACAGGATGGCGGCGTGTTGCGGCAGGCGGAAGCGCCTTCGCAACAGAGGGGTGGGCAAACGACGACCTCCGCCTTTTGGTTGGCTCATCGCAGTGCGTCACCGTGATCGACAATGACCCTTCCGGGCGTTTCGCTCTGATCTCCGCGACCAGCACCGTTCGCGAGGCCGCTACGACTCAGGTACAAGTCGACCAGTACACCAGCTCACTCCTGGCAAACGGAGGGCGCCCTGGCTTTGTCGTGACGACCGAAGCCAACATGCAGGAGCAGGATAAGCAACGATTCCGGTCGCAGTGGGAGGCCATGTACTCGGGTTCCTACAATGCAGGCCGCACCGCACTCCTGACCGGTGGAAAGTGGGGTCTCCAGGAGATCAGCCCCATGAAGCCTGGTGATGTTGCCGGCGACGCCTTCTTCCGCGACTCGGTGCGCAAGGTTGGCATGGCCTTCCGTGTCCCGGAGTTTGAGCTTGGCATCACGCAGGACAGCAACCGCGCCAGCTCTGCCGAGATCCGCGCATCGTTCCTCACCGGCACGATCATCCCGACGTTCCGCCTGCACGAAAAGGCGTGGGCTCGCCAGTTCTTCCGGCGCCTGGGGTTGCGCTACTCGCTTCGGTTCAACGAGTTCTCCCTCCCGGAGTTTGCCGACGTGGTGGGATCTCGAGCCGACAACGTGGGAAAGCTGATCGCCGCCGGCACCCCGCGCAATGAGGCGTACCGGATCAACGGCATTCCCGTGCAGGATCAGCCTTGGGGGGAGACGGCGCTCGTCGCCTCGACGCTTCAGCGTGCCGAGACCATCACGGCAGAGCCTGCCACACCAGCGACGGTCGCCCCCGCTCCAGAGTCGGCGGCCGCAAAGGAGCCGGAAGCCGCGCCGAAGCCGGAAGAGCCGAAGGCCAAGGCCGCGACGATCCAGGTCAAGCGCCTTCCCGCCTCCATGCGTCTCAAGGCTTTGGGTGACACCCAGCGCCGCAAGCAGGCCGTCGCCATCTGGGACAAGTGCGCCGCGCCGTTCGAGGAGCCGATTGCCACATCCTCCGCCAAATGGGCGAAGCGGTGGAAGGGCTACTTTATGAAGCGCTTAAACTACTTCCTCAAGACCGGCGAGCAGATCGACGAGACCAGCGCCGTCGCGAAGTCCCTCTCAGTCGTGATCGAGTGGAAGGCCAGCGAAGACCCGCACATCCCGACAGCCGGCGACATCGCGACCATGATGCCGCCTGAAGCCGAGACCGTCCCGGCACTGCAAAACACCTGGCGCTCGGTTTTCCTCGACGTTGAGGCTGCTACCGTGGCACAGATGGCCGTGGAGCTGGGAGACGTGTCCGAGTGGCTGGCGATGCCTCCTGAAGCTCACCGTGTCGTCGCGCTTGACCGCCTGGGCGATGCCATCAAGGTCGACGAGACAATCAGGCGTCAGCTCTCCGAGGCAATGCGCGTCGAGCTTTCCCGGCAGCCCATGCCGTCGCCGCCGCAACTCGCGGCAGCGCTCCGGCAGGAGGCAGGCCAAGTATTTGACCGCGCCATAGCCCGTGCCTCTACCATCGCCAGAACTGAGGTCGGAAACGTCCTTGGAGACTACCGCGCCGCCGTGATGGAGGCCGAGGGCGTCAAGAAGAAGCGATGGAGCGCGGTCCATGACGGACACACCAGGGAAAGCCATCTCCGCGCTGAAGGTGCCGGGGCGATTGCCTGGGCTGAGAAGTTCCCGAACGGCCTCACCAGGCCGCATGATCCGGTCAACGGGACCGGGGCGGATGTCATCAACTGCCGGTGCGTGCTGCTCCCGGTCATGGAGGATTGAGGATGAAGGGAAACACCATTGGAAAGGCTCTCACGGTCAACGCTGACCGGGCCGTCATTGCCGGGCTGCTCCAGGCTCGCGGGATCGACGTGGACCCGGAAGTCGCGGCGTCCCGGTACGTCCGGTACATGGCATCCGAGGAGTCTGTCGACTCGGTGGGTGATGTCATCAAGGCGGATGCGTGGGACGTGACCGAGTGGCTGAAAAATCCAGCCATGTTCGCGGACCACAAGAACAGTGTCGAGTCAATGGTCGCTCGCGGACTCAATGCGCAGGTGATCGGAAAGCAGCTGATCGTCGACGCCTTCTTCCTGCCTCCTGACCTCGACGCCACAGGGCTGGCAGAGGCGTGCTATAAGCTCTGCAAGGCCGGCATCCTTCCGGACTGCTCTGTCGGATTCCGCCCGAAGTCCGGCGGCTGGCGCTGGGCAACAGATGCCGACCGGGTGACGTGGAAGGGTGCCACCGGGATCTACACCGCCGTCTCGCTGAAGGAACTTTCCTGCGTAGGAGTCGGCGCCCATCCGGCAGCCAAGGTCGAGGCTGTAGCGAAGGGATTGCGGGATGGATCGCTTTCTGATGCTGATGTCCGCGCCCTCCAGGGCAACGAGGCTACCATCGAACTTGTGGAACGCGCCCTCTTCCGTCTCTCCGGACCGACGATGCAGGTAAAGGCTATCGAGATTCCCGAGCCAAGCGCACCTGCCGCACCTGACTTCTCGCCGGTGCTGGATGCCATTGCCGTGATGGGCAAACGCCTCGCCTCGATGGAGCGCAAGGCCGCACTCCAGCAGACCCAGAAGGCCGCAGAGCTGGGCATCTTCCTGACGATCGAGTCCGCACAGGCGATTGCCACCTACGCAGAGGCCATCGCAGAGGAAATCGAGAAGTATATTCCCGAAGACGAAGACGAATCCGGCTCCGATGGAAGCGGTGGAACTCCAGCACCCGACCACTCCCCGGTCGCACCTCCTTACGAGGAGGACGTAAGCAAGTCGAAGAGCGCGGAAGCAAGCGCACTCGAGACGGTGCTGAAGCAGTTCAAGGATTTCACCACTACCACCACAGGAGCATGAACATGGATGAGCAGATCATCAAGGATCTCCAGGGCGCCATCGAGCAGATGAAGGCTTTGGGCGGAATGGACCAGAAGGTCAAGGAGTACAGCGACAAGCTGGAAACTCTCGAGAAGAGTGTGACCGAGATGAAGCAGAAGACCGCAGCCTTCAACGTCTCCGGCGTGTCCGAGGAATTCGGCATCGCCCCCGAGGACGCCCGCAAGTTCAACGCCGCCGCCCTCCTCAAGAGCCTGCACGCTCACGCCATCGCGCAGACCGCAGGCGTCAACGTCGAGAAGGTCGCCGGCTACAATGGCCGCGAGCGCGAGCTGGCCGAGCAGATGCGCACCAAGGCCGCAGAGTTCGGCAATGACGGCTCGGGCGGTCTCTTCGTCCCGTCCGACATCATGGCCGACTTCGTGGACACCCTGCGCCCCTCCGATCGCATCCTCCTGGATGCCGGCGCTCGCATGGTCAACCTGCCGAGCGGAACCGGCACCCTGTCGCTTCCCCGCAAGCTGTCCAACTCCGTCGCCTACGACCTTGCCGAGAATGGCGTCCCGACGCCCTCCGACCTGGGCTGGGAGATGCGGAACCTCACCCCGCACCGCACGAGCGCGACCAGCTCGGTGTCGAACCGCCTGACCTTCTCGGTCCCCGGCTACGTCAACATTCTGCGCGACGATCTCATCAAGACCGTACTCTTGCGCATGCAGTTCGCGGCCCTCTACGGCACCGGCAACTCGGGCGCTCCGCTGGGCCTGAAGAACGACCCCAAGACTGCGACCTACGCCGCCGATGGTGCTGGCTCGGCTGGCAAGACCGTCCGGTATACCGACGTGGCAGACTTCGAGGACGTGCTGATGGAGCTGGATGCCTCTCTCGAGGGTTCCGTGCTCATCACCCACCCCCGCGTCATCCGCAACATGAAGATCGAGCGCGTGAAGCAGTTCAGCGGTCAGACCACCGGCTCGCCCGTGCTCCAGTTCAACACCCCGCGCCTGGACAATGCCGCGCTCGAGAAGGCTGTCGGCTACGGCATCAAGTCGTACACCGCAATCCCGGTCAACCAGACCGTGGGCGGCGACACCGACTGCGCCGACATCTTCTTCGGACGCGCCGACGAGCTGAGCATGTACACCTGGGGCGGCGTGGCCTTCAAGATGTCCAAGGAAGCCACCGTGAACGGCCTCTCGGCGTTCTCGGCCAATCTCCTGCACATCCAGGCCGACGTCGAGTACGACATCCTCTGGCGCCAGCCCAAGCAGATGCTCGTCGTCACCGGCTGCAAGACCACCCGCCTGGTCTCCGACGCCTGATCCTGACCGAGGGGGCGGGTAGGTTCCTGCCCCCTCTCACCCCTTTCGACAAAGGAACAGCATGAGCCTCAAGAACTTCGCTCTGGCAACCGAACCGAAGATCGCCATTCCCGCGACCACGGCTTCGACCACCACCAACGGCACCGCCATCGACCTGACCACGTTCAAGGGCAGCCCCCGCGACATCGGCTTCACCGCCATGGCGTCGAACCTGGGCGGCGGCACCGTGGCCTTCAAGATCCAGTCCAGCCCGGACAACTCCACCTGGACTGACGTGACCGGCGGAGCATCCGCCAACGTGACCGTCAACGTCCCCGTGGCTCTGTCCGTGGGCGACGCTCGCGTCGGTCGCTACGTCCGCCTCGTGGCTGTCCTGGCCGGAGCCACCAGCGCCGTGTTCTCGGCATTCGCGCACGGCTACGACCTGGCAGAGGAGCCGCCCGCCGGCTTCGTGTCCGGCACCAACTACGTCGTGGTCGGCGGCTGATGCCTTCGGTGATCCCCCTTACCACGCTTGACCGCCTGGCTGCATGGCTTGACGTTGAGCAGGACGACGTGCGCGGGTCCGCCCGCATGCAGTTGCGGGGGATCATCGCGTCTGTGAGCCAGCAGCTCGCGGACGTTTGCGACATGAGCTTCGGCGTGGCTGAGAGGACCGAGAGGCACCCAGCCACGCCACGTACTCGACAGATTTTCCCGGATCAGCCGATCCAGTCCGTCACCTCGGTCAAGATCGACCAGCAGGGGACGTTCATCAATTCTTCAGCCCTCGCGGCTGGATCCGACTACGTCGTCAACCTCGACGGCCAGCGCATCGACCTTTCCGTTTCGTGGCCCATCGCTCCACGCCCTGCCGCGACATTCGAGATCGTGTACTTCGGCGGACTTGCCTGGGACACCATCTCGACGGTCTACACCTGCACTGCATCCGAGGCCGTCACCCCTGCCACCTACACCATGGCAGATGGGCGGATGCTCACTGTGACCGCCTACGCTGAGGGCCTGCTTACGTTCCAGCCTGTCGACGGAAACTTCTACGAAGGCGACCGGCTCACACTAGGCTCTGCCGTCGTGACGCTCGGGGCGCCGTCCAAGCCGTCCATCGTCAACGATCACCCGCAACTTGAGATGGCCGCGCTGATGCAGTGCGCCTACCTATGGGAGCGCCGCAAGAGCGCTGGGCGGACCTCGACCACCCTCGGCAACGGTGACACATCCTATCGAGGCGAATATGGCCTCCTGGACGGCGTGGAAGAGCTTCTGACCGCCTACAAGCGCACGAGGCTTCGGGCAGGATGAGTAACGCCCAATTCACCGTCACCGTTCCGGAGATCAACGTCTCTGGATTCCGTGCATCGGCTATTCGCTCCATGCGGAATTGGGGCGGCAAGTACATCGAGACGCTGACCAGCCAGCGCATGAGCGGGCGCCCCGGAACCAACCGGCGCACCGGCAACCTTGCTCGAGGCTGGAACAGCGCCGTGACAGAGGAGACAGGCGGTGCCGTTCTGCGCATCTGGGTCACTGGCCCCGGCGCACAGTACGCCGCGATGCAGGAGTTCGGCGGAACCCAGACGCCCAAGCGATCCAAATACCTCTGGATTCCCATTGCCGGCAACGTTACCGCGACCGGAGTCACCCGCATCTCGCCACGCGAGGCCATCAACCGAGGCGGGTTCTACCGCAACGGCGTCTTCTTCGGCACTCCTCTCGTCAAGTCTGATCGCAAAGGAATGGGACCGCACATCATCCCACTCTTCGCGCTCAAGAAGTCCGTCCGCATTCCCGCCCGCCTGGGAGCTCGTGCGCACTTCGCAAGCAAGCAGCTTGATCTCTACACCGCAATCTTCAACGCAAGCCGGGTGATTGGATGACGCTCACGCTCACGCCCTCCAAGGGTTCCCCTCGCGGCGGGCAGACCGTCACCATCACCGGGGCGAGCTTCGGCGCAACTGCCGGAACCGTCACCATCGGCACAGAACCCGCTACCGTCCTGTCGTGGTCGGATTCATCCGTCCAGATCAAGACACCAGCCAACCGCGACGCATCGGGGCGCCTCAAGTCCGCAGGGCAGAGCATCGTCTCGGTCGCGCTCACGAAGTCCGGAGGCGGCACGGAGGCGGGAAGCTACACCTACACTGGCACGCTCCTCGAGGCGGCGCTGGGTAAGGTCCGCACACGCATCGGAGCCGTCCGCATCGCTTCGGGCGACTTCTTCGACATCCTTCCTGCGCAGGTCGAGCCAGGCAAGAAAGACGGATCTCTCGACACCACAGCCGGCTATCCACAGGTGCGCGTATTCCCGGAGACTGCCGGCTACGGAAACGGGCAGGGCGTGGGTGATGCCGCATACCAGCACTATGCCGGGAACGTCCCGTGCCGGTGCCAGGCCGAGTTCCCCATCAAGGATCACCGGACATGGACCACGGAAGCGCAGTGGCTCATTGCTGACCTGTTCCGGGCCATTCGCCGCACTCAGTCTGACATCGGCGGGATCGCAAATTCCATCGACGTTGACACCTGGGAAATCGGTCAGATCGTCTACGAAGGAGCGGGTAGCAACGCAGCCGTGGACATCACGTTCACCATCCAGCTCGAGCACATCGACAACGACATGACCACCGCGACCGAATGGGCGCCATGACCACCACCACAGGAGACGAAACCATGAGCAACGAGACCACCGCACCCGCACCCAAGCGCCACTATTTCGGCCCCGGCTTCTCCATGATCGTTGGGCCGTTCCACGTCGTCACGGATGCGGAAGGCTATGCCGACCTCACCGCCATCCCGCTCCTGCCCGAGCTGATGATCCACGAGACCGTCCCGCCTATCGCCGCTGAAGCTCCCGTGGATGCCGCGCCCGTCGAGGAAGTCACCGCCAAGAAGACCAAGGCCGCGAAGGCCGAAGCCACCACCGCACCCGTCGAGGAGGCGTAAGCCATGAGTTTCAGCGCCAAGAGGAAGATCCTCTACGTCAATGTCGAGACTATCGCAGGAACCTACGTCACCAGCACAACGCTTTTCACCGCCGCGAATGCAATCATCCCGATGGGCGACATCAAGTTCGCGCCGACCATCGACGTGACAGAGCGCCAGCCGGACGGCCCGAGCCTTCAGGCAATCCAGGGCGTCCACGGAACTGCACAGGGGAAGGTCACGTTCTCCACTGCATTCTACACGGGCGGCGCGGCTGGCACGGCACCGACAGGACTGTCTGACCTGCTCAAGGCGTGCTTCCAGTCCGAGACTACCGTTGCGTCGACATCCAACACCTACGCATCGGACCCGAACAGCCAGACGCGCCTCTCCATCGGCTGGGGCGTGCTCAAGGAAGACGGCACGGCAGAGGTTCAGCACGCCATTGCGGGCGCTGCCGGCACGTTCAAGATGAAGGCGGACAAGGTCGGCGGACTCGTGATGATCGACTGGGACTTCACCGGGAAGATTGCTTTCGAGTCCACCACCCCCGTGGCAGTGGACGACGCGACACCGACCACCACGATCACCTACGCCGACGAAGTGGCGAACCGCCTCAAGTTCATGGCCGTGACCGGAACCGGGCTCTTCGCTGCCGGCCTCAACGTCGGCGGCTTTGAGTTTGATCGCGGCGCATCCGTCGAGATGGAAACCGACATCACCGACCCGAGCGGCTTCAGCTGCGCGAAGTTCTCCGGAGATGCACCGACCGTCTCGTGCGCTCCTGTGATGACCCCGGTTGCCACGAAGAACCACCTTGCAGAGCTTGTCGCAGGCGGCGTGTCGTCCAACTCGCTGACCGTCGGCAGCACGGCAGGAAAGCGCATGGTCATCACCTGGCCCAAGCTCGAGACCGTTGGCCTGACCGATGAGGCGCGAGGCGTTACGCAGACCTGGGGAGTCAAGGCGAACTGTCGCCGGACCAGCACCGGGACGGCTTCGGACGCCTACAGCATCGCCCTCACCTAGTCGATAGGGCGGGACCGACGAGGGCTGGCGGAAGTACATTTTCCCCAGCCCTTTCTTTTTTCAGGAGCCTACAGCATGGACAACAAAGCCCTCTACGGAATCGACCCGGATGCCCTCTATCCGTGGTCTCCCCGCGCCGCCTACATCGACAAGAACCAGCAGGCCCGCGAAGATGCGCAGGCCGAAATGGAGACGGTCGGTTTCGAGGATCGGCCCGAAGATGAGCGCAAGGCTGTGGTCCGCGCTTCGATGCTTCCCGAGGATCTGGAGCTTGCAGACGGCGCGCCGGTCGTCCTCCTGGCACCGCTCACGCAGAAGATGGCAATGCGCGTCCAGGCGGCACGGCAGAAGACGGCTCGCATCTATGCGCAGGCAGCGCGGCGCGTCTCGGATCGCCTTGCCAAGCTCACCGCCGACCAACTCGATGCAGGCGAAGGCATCGACATCCGCGAGGACGAGACCGACAAGGCCGTGGAGGCCGCTGGCGCCGTGTTCTCCGAGGAGTTCGAGGTCGAGGTGCTGGAAGCTACGCTTCGAGGCTGGAGCAACCTGAAGCGTCCCGGCCACGACGGTCTGGTCGAGATCAAGTACCCGGATGACAAGGAAAGGCGCGTCGCGTGCCTTCCGTCCGCCTGGCGCTCAGCCATCGTCCACGCCATCGTCACCGAAACGGCATGGAGCGCAGAGGCTGTCGAGGGTTTTGGGTCGCGGCAGGGCTGATCGAAGGGATCATTCCGGAGCGCCCCGTTTGCACGGATGAGGGCGACTACATGCCGCTCGATTACGAGCAAATGGACGGGACGCTCTCGGACCACCACCCGGATGAGCTGATGCCGGAATGCCTCGACTACATCCGCCAAGCGGCAGAAGCCTGGGACGCTGGCATCTTGCCTGCTCCTGGCTCTCTCATGGACCAGCCCGCAAAGCTGATCTCTGGAATCAAGATTTGGCGCAACCAATTGAGGCGGGCTGAGCGAATGCGTCAGATCCGCATGGGAGGGCAGTAGATGGCGACGACGCTTGAGATGCGGGCGATCCTCAAGGACGAGATTAGCGCTGGACTGAAGGGCATCGAGGCGGAACTGAAGAAGGTTGCCAGTGAAGGCAAGGCGGCTGGATCTGGCATGTCATCTGGCATGTCGTCGGCGCTCCCATCTGTCCGAAGCGTGACGGATGCTCTCGGTGCGCAGACGGCGCAACTTCGGGCGCAGGCCGCGGCGATGAAGTCGGCGGAATATCAGAAGTATGCCGCAGAGCAAAAGCAGATTCGCGCCGAGATAGAGGCCATGACAGCGCCTCAACAGAAGTCCGAAAAGAATTGGCTTTCGATTGGGAACGCCGTCAAAGGATTCATGGCGCTTGAGGTTGTCGGGTATCTCAAGGACGCAACGATCGCTGTTTACAATGCAGCCTCAGAAATGGAGGGGCTTGAAAAAGGGCTGATTGCCGTCATGGGATCAAGCGGTGCGGCATCGTCTGAGCTTGAAAAATTGCGAGAAGTCGCGAAACTCCCTGGCCTTGGATATACCGAAGCCGTCCGCATGTCTACCAGCCTCCAAGCGGCTGGCATGTCTGCAAAGATGGCCCGTGATGCAATGATGAGCTTTGGCAACGCTTTGGCGACCGTTGGGAAAGGGAAAGCGGAGCTTGACGGTGTGGGGCTTGCCCTATCGCAGATCATGTCGAAGGGTAAGGTTTCGGCTGAAGAGATCAACCAGATCGCAGAGCGCGTCCCGCAGATCCGGCTTGCGATGCAGGCGGCGTTTGGCACCGCAAGCACAGAGATGATTCAGAGCATGGGACTGACTTCCCGTGATTTCATCGCTGGCGTTACTGCCGAGCTCGGGAAGCTCGAAAAGGTCACCGGAGGAATGCGAACCAACTCGGAAAACCTTTCTGACTCGTGGTTTGAATTCAAATCAAATGTCGGATCTATTGGTGCGCCTGTTTTTTCTGGAGTGATTGGAGGCTTGAATTCCGTAATTGAAGCGGCAAACATGGCGTTGCGCAAGTTGCGCGGAGTCAATGATCCAAAGATCCGGTCGGCTGAAGATGCAGAAAACGCCAGGTATCAGGCTGCGGCGCTTGAGGCAACAAAGCAGGGCAAGGCGGCAATGGAAGCCGTCGAAAAGGAGCATGCCAGGCGGGTTGACGCGATCCACAAGGACAGAGCGTCTAGGGGAAATTTCCTCTTGCTCCAAGAGCGCGAGCGGATGAAAGAGGCAGGGATCGAAGTTGGAAAGATCATCACCTTGGAAGGTGGGCAACAACTTCGCGCAGTCGGTGCAGTAAACCAAACAAAGAAAAAACTCACAGAGGAAGAGATCAAAGATCGTCTTGACGCCAGAAACGCAGCGATGCGCGATGAAAAGTCACGCATCAAGGCTACGAATGCTGACGCGATCCGCGAAGAAATGGCGCACTACAGCAAGATGCGCGAGACATTTGCTGGCGACAGAGAAATGCTCGAGACTATTGAAGCGGCGCACCAGTCGCGGATGTCTGATCTAAGGAAGAAAGGGAAGAAGGAACAGAAACAGGATATTTCGTATTCAACGCACGTCGTCCTGAGTGACCCATCTGACGCTGTTGCTGCTCGCAAGAAGCGGAACGAAGACGATATGCGCGCACTGGCGCTGACTGCGAAAGCTGAAAATGACGACGCAAAAGAGAAGCGCGATAGGTGGAAGGAGCTTACGGAACTTGCCAGGAAAGGGACGGACGACCGCCTCAAGAACGAATCAGAAGTCGCCAAGGAAGCCAAGAAGCGCCGCGAAGAAGAGCGAGCTGAGTTCGAGGATGACCTATCCTCCCGCCTCTCGATGCACAACGGCACGCTCACCTCGATGCTCAAGGGCGAGACCGACTTCAGCGACGGCATGCGGACCATGTGGGACGAGACTGGAACGGCGGTCATCAACAAGATCCTCGAGATGGGCGCCGCCTGGATCGCAGAGCAGGCCGCAATGCTCGTCTTTGGAACTTCCGTCAAGGCCGCAGAGGTCGGAACGTCCGTAGCCGCTGGAACGGCCATGACAGCCGCATACGCCCCAGCAGCTACAGCGGCGTCCATCGCGTCATTCGGCGGCGCGGCGGCGGCTGGTTCGGCATCCATGGCCGCGACAATCCCGGCGATGATGGCGATGTTCTCCTATGCGGACCGAGGAGGCTCGACGTTGGTCGGACAGAACCGGCTCATCGTTGGCGAGAGCAGGCCGGAGGAGTTCAGAAAGACAGTCCCCGGCAACATCCACAACACCACGACCAACATGGGCGGCGTGACGATCAACCTGCACAGCAGCAATCCGGCAGCAGCAGGCCGCGACATCCAGCGCGTCTTGCGCGATGCATCGATCAACAATCGCGGGGGGTCGCACTGATGCCCATCACCTACCGCCAGCACCAGGACACGCGAGACGGCAAAATCTATAACTGCGTACTCATGCCCGATGGAAGGTGGTGGAGTGCGGAGAACTTGGCATGGGATGGGGCTGATGCTTCCTCTCCCGGAGGGAACGCCGCGAATGTACCCCTGTACGGATTGTTGTACCCTAGAGATAGCATAGCAGGCGCGGTACCGGCTGGGACTCACGGGCCATCTAGGAGTGAGCTTCGTTTACTCCTAAACTCTCTTGGCCTTGGTACTGTCGTTGACGGTGGCGGCATCCCATCCGCAATATCTTCGGCCCTCCTATCAACGTCATCCGGTGGCGTTGATTCTTTTGGTTTTACTGCATTAAAGGCTGGTAGAATCTACCTAGGCAACCCAGAGCAGTTCGGATACGCATCGTGGATTGGGGCTGTCTCTTCTGACGCGCAGTATTATTTTGCACAATTATATATTGGAGGCGGTGCGTTTACCCAAGCGAACACAGATCAGAAGTTCTCCGTCCGCTTCATCGTGGACGTATTCAACGAGCCGCACCCGCTCAAGCTATTTGGCGTAAAGTTCGACGGCTTCGAGCGAGGCATGACGGTCACGATCCGGCGCCCTATCCAGGTCAAGGACTCCATTGGCGGATCGGTGAAGCTCATCCCATACGGCTCCGCAATCCATGACGAGTGGCAGGTAGAGACGGAGCTTTGGGTAAATGCGGAACGCGCCGCAGAGCTTGAGGCCGCTGTACCCCCCTATAGCGTACCGTCGACCACCGACATGATGTTGCCGCCCCGTGGTGGTTCGTCCTCATTCCCTGGGCTCCGGCCGGCCCTCGCGGGCGCCAACGCTGACAAGTACATCGACGCGCAGGTGACGCGATTCGAGGGCCAAGGGCGCAAGGGCGTGGTGACAGACCTGCACGGCTACTTCCTGGACTTCACGCTCCGCGCATGGGGTGACGGCCAAGCAACCAACCAGGCAAGCGCACCGACAGCAACCGCCCCAGCGTGGCTTGAGAAGAAGTTCGCGGCTCGCCAGCTCCAGGATTGGAGCAAGCAGACGCCAACCGTCACGACAGGCGGTTTCCAACAGACATACCTGCGCGCCAAGCATGGCCGGCGGTACGACATCAACTTCAACCTTGACCACCTTGACACCACGCAGGCGAACGACCTTGTAGCGTACTTCCGTGGCGTGCGACACAACGTCACGACCATCACCTGCGACAACGGGCCGAACGGTCAGCAATCCATTGCCGTCTATCTCGTGGGCCTCACGTTGCACCGCACGGGGTTACATTGGGACGGAACCTTGGAGACCATCCTCGCATGATCGCAATCATCGTCAGACAGCCCAACGGAAACGGAACCTATGCGGCTCGGTACGGCTTCACGACTGACGATTCCGCATCAACGCTGGATGGCGTCACACTCGTTCCCGGCTTCCTCGAGGCCGTGTCCGAGCTGTCGCACCGGATCAACATTTCCAGTGCGCAGGGAGGCACGCCAGAGCCTATCGAGTGGGGCTTTGACCTCATCGACTGGGAGACAACTGCGCGGCGCTCTGTGGGCATCCTGGATGGCTCTGTCCAGCTCGTCGGCTGGGTTGCCTCGCTCTATGTCAAGCTCCCGGCTACCGGCATCTGGTCGGCTCCTGTCCTGGGCGAGAATGCCTTTGAGATCGTAGCGGCGCCCGTCTCAGATGGTACGATCTCGATCTCCTGCCGGGAGCGGTGGATCGGAAAGGCGCAGGCAGTTGGGTTCGGCGTTGATGGGAATCGCGTCGGCCTCGTCGTCGGCGGGCTGGATGTGTCGATCAAGACGGAGGAGCTTGCCGAGCCGGTCGGGCTTTCATACCAGGAAAACACTGGCTGGTTCAGTGGGTCGCCAAACTCACCAGCGGCATTCACCGGCCCCCGCACGGCAGCGACAAGCAAGGACCTCGACGCGCTGAGCGGCATCACGTCGTTCCTCTTCTCATGCTTTCCTGGCACCGGTCCGGACCTGTTCGAACGGATCACAGGAACGGTCTACATCACAGGCAAGACGTACTCGCAGGCGGTTGGGATCTCCGGCCTATCCGGTGACGTTGTTGATGTGCGGGTGACTCGCGAGTTCTACGACAACGAAGACCCACAAGACGTGTCGCTCTATGTCGTGGCTGATGGGGTGCGCGGGATTGCAGGGGGCGCCGGCGCTATCGTCGGATTCGTGAACGACAATGGCGCCATCGTCCGCCCGCAGGGAGACGAGGCTATTTCTGGCACAGTGATCTCGTTCTCTCCGCGCCTCACTTCTCCAGATGGATTCATTGCCTACACGCTCATCCCAACGACAATTGCATTTGCTCCTGGGTGGTCACCTGCCGGCGGTACTCCAGGGCTCAACCAATGGGCCTACTACGGATCGACGGAATCGATCAACACGGACGGCACAACCGTCCCGGCGTGGGCAACGCTTGACGCCGATCTGATCCCTACCGGCGCGGCATTCGCGGCCCGCATGGTAGCATGGACCGCGAACACGCTTGAGCTTCCATTGCGCCTCCAACGAAACGATGGGGATGTAAAGTACGATCGCTTCGAGGTTGACGCCCGCACGCGCTGGACGGCAAAAAGCTCTGTCGACCTGGTCTACACCAACTATGGATGGAAACAGGAACCGTACAGCAAGGCCGGAGAAATCACGGACGGAATCTACGGACCTCCGCACCAGGTTGTCGCATCCAGAATCCGCGAGCTGAAAGGACCAGGAACCTACGAGCAAGTGACCTCGTTTGCCACGCTCGAGGAGATCAATACGCTGCCAGCCGGCTTCTGTGGCTTGTCGTTGCGTGCCGACATGGACATGTTCGTCACATGGGAGATGACGGCCCTTCGCCTCTATGGCGTCTCGACACTCTCATTCGGATCATCCTATGCCGTCGTCACGCCTGGCGCCTCCCCGTGGTGGGCCTCCACTCCATCGCCAGCAGAGGCAGCTTCCGCGCTCCTGGCGTCGGCTGGATTCACTGCCTACACGGTGGACACGATCAACGCGCCGTCGTGGGTTGCTCCGACCGAGGCATGGGGCCGGGCTTTCGATCAGGACGTGACGACCACCGAAGCCGCAAAGGAGATCTGCCGCGAGTTCTGGCTCCTGGCTCGGCGCAATTCCGTGACAAATCAGGCGGCGGCGGATGGAGAGATTCTGCAGGCTCCGTCATTCACGCTGGGCGACCGCTCCGACATCGTGACAGAGCCTGTCGTGGAGTACGACCAATGGGCAGGCGAGTACCGCAGGCGGGCATACATCGCGCACGTCGACGAGGAGTACAACAGCGCCACGCCGGAGCGCTACTTCGGAGGATGGGACACCACTGGCGGAGGGTGGGGTCTGGCCCTGTGGAACACCTGCCGCAATGCGTGGCTCCATCACGGCATCCAGCGGTCAGAGACGTTCCAATCTCCGAGCATCCGCGACCCGTCAACGCTTGGTCGCATGTGGGCCAACTCCTCCAGGAGCGGAGCGACTCGTGCCCGGTGGCTTGCCTCTCAAGCGCGGTACATGACGTTTGCCGTTGCTGAGATATTCCCTGACTGGTGGGCTGGCGACTCGGTCTATCCTCCGACCGTCTCGGCAGATGCGGCTGGGTACGACTTGAGCGCCTACGCATCGACCCCGCTTGTGGTGACGGAGAAGCGATGGGACCCGATGAGCTTCACGACATCCGTCGAGGTCGCCTTGCCTCCCGCGATCCCTGGCGCTGGTGGTGATGTGATCCAGCAGACCGTTTCGCAGGATGATGACATCATCCAGCAGACATCCAGCATTTCCGACAACATCCTACAGCAGGTGGGCAACTGATGGCAACCGAGTATAAGCGAATCAATCTCCTCATCGGCAACGCCGCATCGCTCGGCTCGATCTCAGAAGAGGGTACCCCGGCGATCTGGTCGGACACCGGCTACCGCCTCGGGTGGCTGGCTGACGGGGCGTGGAAGCTCGCGGCCCTGCGTGGATCGTCTGAGACGTTCCAGAGCGTCACGCTGTCCGGGCTTCCAGCCCATGCCGTTCCACGCGCCAGCACCGGGAAAACACTTGTCGCTGGATCGATCCAGGACACAGGGTCGGCGGTCACGATCGAAACGCCTCTCGCGGTACAGGGACGCTCCGTCGTCGGCTCTGCGTGGGGTTGCCTCTACATCTCCGGCGAGGGAGCGACAGCGCAGAACATCCCGACCGGAGCGACCTACACCAAGATCACGGCATTCACGACGGCGTTGCTTGGTGCCGATGGGTGTGATCCAGATCCAGCCACCGATCAAATCACGGTAGATGATGCTGGCGTCTACGTGGTCGGCTTCACCCGCACTTATCATGCCGACACCGCAAACGTGATTTGGCACGTTGCGGTTTTCGTAAATGGTGTGCTTGCACCTCAAGCAGTGGTTTCGGTCAAGACGGCAAGCACGGCGACTCCGTTTTACGCTGATCTTGATGTGCCGGTCGTTTGCGCGGCTGGCGATACCATCGACATCCGTCTGCGACACGACAACGGCGGAAGCGTCAACATCACGTATGAGCACGCTACCCTCTACGTCCAGCGCATCGCATGATCCGCACAATCCTGATCGCGCTGTGCATCTCATGGGGCGCCGACGTGGTGGGTGATCTCGCGAGACGGCGCCCTCTGCCGCGCCCTCCGACCGACTGCCCCGACTGCCGCCCCGCAATTCGCTCTGCACTGGTGGCGCGCGCGGATGTAAATTCAAGCCATGGCTACTGACCCCAACAGCATGATGTTTGGCGCTCTGGCGTTGGGTGGGATGGGCCTCGTGTTCGCCGCTCTCCGCAACGTCCGGACCGAGGTAAAAACGATGGTCCTGGAGTCCGACGACTTCCGGGCTGCCGTCCGGCGAGTGATCTCCGAGACCTGCACGGCGCACGCCTCTGCGGCTGACTTGATCGACCTGCGCGGGCGCGTCAAGCTCTTGGAGCGGCTCGCCAAACTTCCAGAAACAACCGCGATTCCGCGCAGCGAGGTTCACCCATGAAGACGCTCACCCTCTGGCGCCATGCGGCCTGCTTGACCGCTGGCGTTTTGCTCTTTGCGTTCGGCGCCTCCCGAATGCTCTCAGGCCCCGTCCAACAGGTTGCCGACCTACTCCAGCGCGGCCCGGTGCAGGTTGTGGCGGTGGACCCGTGATCTCCTCCCGCAACCTTGAAGACCTGCTCGACCACGTAGCCACACGCGCCCGTGGCCTGATCGCTGAGGCCGAGAGTCGCTTCGACATCGAGTTGCGCGTTACCTCGACCTACCGCGACTTCGAGGAGCAGAGACGCCTCTTCACGCTTGGCCGCACTGTTCCCGGCGCGAACGTCTCGGAAATCCGGCGCATGGGCGATACCGTGACCAAGGCCAAACCGGGGCTCTCCTGGCACAACTGGCGCCGGGCCTTCGATGTCGTCCCTGTCCGCGCCGGCATCTGCCTCTGGGATGACGCGAGCCTGTGGGATGACATCGGCGCACTTGCTACCAAGTACGGCTTGGAGTGGGGCGGATCGTGGAGAGGCTTCCAAGACCGACCGCACTTCCAGGTGACCGACGGCCTGCGCATCGTGAATCTGCTCGCCATGCACCCGGAAGGGCTCAAGTGACGCGCCGCCGTCCCAACCTTCGCCGCCTCGTCAACTCCTGGAGCGCCCGCGCCCTGTGGCTAATCGCTGGCATCGCCTCGGTCGGTGAGATCCTGCCGAGCATCCGCGCCGATCTGCCCGGCTGGGTTCCCGGCGTCGTGGCTGGCTGTGCGCTGATCCTGCGCGTGGTGACCGAGGGGCGCAAGTGACCAACGCCGAAATCCTCGAAGCAAACTGGCGGCCGGTTGCGCCATTCCGTGACCGGTGGGACGATGCCCCTGTCAGCGAGGTTGTGCCGGTTGGAGTCTACCCCATCAAGCGCCTCAAGGTCGCCAGCAGGAGGGCCGCACCGTGACCACCTCCCGCGCCATCTGGGCTGGCCTTGGCTTGCTCGTCGCGCTGACCGCAGTCAACCTCCTGGCAGACCGTCGCACCCCGGCCAAGCCCGGCCAGCGAACTACCGTGGATTCCTCGGCAGTTGTCACCCTGCGCGACACCGTGCGCGTCCTGGACTCCGCATCCCGGCGCTCCCTCGACTCCCTGCGCGAGGTGTTCCGCCGCCGCCCGATCCGCGATGTCGTGCGCTACCTGCCCGGCCATGTCGACACCGACACCGCGCTGGTCGTTGACTCCGTGACCGTGCCGCAGCAGGTCATCCGGGAGACCGCCGACAGCCTCGCCACCTGCCGACATGATCGCGACAGCCTTACCCGCGATGGCTCGCTCTGGAAGGCCCGTACAGCCGCGCAGGACGAGGCTCGCCGTCTCTGTGAGGCCAAGCCCGTGCCAGTCCAGCCAGAACCGCCTAGCCGCGCTCTGTGGGCTGGGTACGGGGCATCTGCCGCTTTCCTATCCATCCTCTCCGTTTACGCCGCACTGAAATAGCGATGACGCCAATCTAGCCCCATCCCCAACTGCGCGCCCCCTGGGGTTTTGGTTATATCCTCGTACCCATTTTTTCCC